GAGAAACGAAATGGCGGAAAGTAAGGAAGTCGTCCAGTACGACAAAGCCGAACTCCGAGCCATTACTGGGGCGTTTAAGGCGATGGATGATGAAGCCATCAGCCAAGCTAAAGAGCAATCGAGTGCGCTTGCCACTTATTTACAGGGCAAAATTACGTCCGCAGCTGGATCGCTTAATTCGGCGTCCGTAGCTGGTCGAATCGCTGAGGGTTCTAAGGTAAGTAAGTCATCTAAGATCGGCGAGATTTCTTTCGGATTTGCCGGACAAAAGTTTAGCGGTGGCGCAACGACTCGCGATTTATGGGGCGGCTCAGAGTTCGGATCAAATAAATATAAGCAATTTCCTATTTGGTCAGGATCAACCGGGCGAGGATCGACTGGCTATTTCATTTATCCAACGCTTCGAGCTGAGCAAAGTTATCTAATCGCTGAGTGGGAAAAGGCGTTCACATCAATAGTTAAGAGGTTCGACTAATGGCTGACGGATCAAGAACGCTTAAACTCTCGATATTAGCTGACGTCGATAATCTAAAAAAAGGCTTATCAGACGCGGGCACAGATACAGACACTTTCGGCGGTAAGTTAAGCAGTTTCGGTGCTGCTGCTGGAGCTGCGTTTGCCGTAGCTGGCGCGGCGGCGCTTGCCTATGCTGGCGCGTTGCTAGTCGATGGCGTTAAAGCTGCGGTCGAGGACGAAGCCGCACAAGTCAAACTCGCAACAGCAATCGGAAACGTTACGACCGCCACAGACGCAACTATTGCCTCGGTCGAGTCATACATTACACAGACAGCGCTCGCGGTCGGCGTGACGGACGACGAATTACGTCCATCGTTTGCGCGTTTAGTTAAAAGTACGGGCGATGTAGAAGCTGCGATGAAGCTACAAGGGGTCGCTCTCGATGCTTCCGTAGGATCGGGAAAGTCACTCGAAACCACATCAAATCTCATCGCTAAAGCATTTGACGGTAACACCGCCGCACTAGCCAAATTAGACATTGGTTTAACAGCTGCCGAACTTAAGACTATGAGCTTCGATGAAGCGATCGCCGCCGTTACTGCGACTTACGAAGGATCGGCTAACGCCGCCGCTGATACTTTCGCGGGAAAGATTGATCGTTTAAAAATAGCATTTGACGAGGGTAAAGAATCAGTCGGAGCGTTCGTGCTAGACGCAATCACTCCAATGGTTACGCTATTCGTCGATAAGGTAATCCCAACTATAAGCTCACTCGCTACAAGCATTGGAACAGATTTAAAGCCAGTATTTGAGTCACTAGGTACATTTTTTAAGGATACGTTTCTTCCGGGCTTAACAGCGCTTTACGATTATGTCAACAAATATATTGTGCCTATTTTTAAAGCTGGATTGACTCCCGTAATCGAGGGCGTTCAGAAAGTCTTTAAGGCAATCGGCGATCTCATTACAGAAAACACAGGATTTTTTAAGCTGCTCGGAGTGGGCATTACTGCGTTCCTACTTATCGCTAAGCCGTTCGCAACGTTTCTCGGTACAACATTTAAAGTCGCATGGTCAGGAATCGCGCTGATTATCAACGGCGTTAGCAAAGCTATTCAGGGAGTCGTTTCTGGTATTAACGCAGCGATCAAGGTCGTTAACTTACTTATCAAGGGCTATAACATCGTAAACAATTTAAAGCCCGGATCGAAGGATTTACAAGAAATCCCAATGCTCGCAACGGGTGGTTTAGCTAACGCAAATCAGCCTTATATCGTGGGCGAACGAGGGGCAGAACTATTCGTACCGTCAAGTAATGGACGCGTTATTCCAAATAACAAACTAGGCAACGGTGGCGGAAATATCTATATCAACGTTAGCGGCGCAATCGACCAGGAAGGCACAGCCCGCCGAATCGTTGACGTTTTAAATAATAGTTTCTATCGCGGCACAAATGGCGCTAATGCGCTGGCGTTCTAATGACAGTATTTAACCCGGTATGGCGCGTAAAGATTCAGGGCGTCGAATACACGACTTACACGCTGTCGAATCTAACTATCACAAGCGGTCGAAATAACATTTATCAGCAAGCGCAAGCGGGCTATTGTAATTTAGAGCTGCTAAACCTAACCCAAGCGATCGTAAACATAAACATAAACGATTCAGTTTCGATCGAGCTAAAGGATTCGACAAATACTTTCGTCCCGATATTTGGCGGCACAGTCGTTGATTTCGGCGTAGAGATCGTTACAGCTGGCGCGGTCGGAATTAACCAAGTGTTAAAGATAACCGCACTCGGAGCGCTTAGCCGTTTACCTAAAGCGCTTACAGATGGCACGTTAGTTAAGGATTTCGACGGCGATCAGATTTGGCATGTGCTTCAGGATTTACTATTAAATAATTGGGGCGAAGTTCCCGGAGCTTTACAATGGCAGAATTATGATCCGACGGAAACATGGGCAAACGCTCAGAACGTAGGATTAGGCGAGATCGATCGTCCGGGCAATTACGAATTAGACGCTAGATCAGCCGATCGCACAGACGTTTACTCGCTGGTTTCAGCGCTCGCAACTAGCGGTTTGGGCTATATTTACGAGGACGCAAACGGACTAATCAGTTATGCCGATTCGACTCATAGATCAATCTATCTAGCCACAAACGGCTACACAGACGTAACAGCCAATCACGCGCTATATAACGGGCTTAAGATCGAAACTCGAGCTGGCGACGTTCGTAATGACATAACTTTAAAATACAAGGCTAACGGGTCTAGTGAAGTCAGCGCCGAGGATATTGGCTCGATCGAGCAATATGGTCGTTTAGCCCAACTTATTACTACGACACTGGATAAGACCACAGACGCCCAAGATCAAGCCGATTTTTATTTAACGTTAAGAGCTACTCCTCAAGCGAACTTCACATCGATCACTTACCAGCTAACAAACCCTGAGTTAGACGACGCGGATCGCGATTCGCTGATAAACGTGTTTATGGGCTTACCGCTACGAATCAGCGACTTACCGCCAAACATGGCTGCGGGAACTTTCTTAGGATTCGTCGAGGGCTGGTCGTTTAAGGCTGCCTATAACGAAATTGCTGTAACGCTAAATCTTTCGCCGATTAGTTATTCTTTACAAGCTATGAAGTGGGAGCAAGTTCCAATCGGAGAATCGTGGAATACTATAACCGGGGCACTAACGTGGGAAACCGCGCTGGTCGTGGCATAAGGAGAAAATATGACAAATCCAACGAGTAATTTCGGCTGGCAAATGCCAACGCCGACAGACTTAGTTACCGACTTACCAGCTGATTTTGAGGTATTTGGTCAGGCGGTCGATACATCGATGGCTGATCTCAAAGGCGGCACGACTGGTCAAATCCTGTCAAAGGCAACAAATGCGGACATGGATTTCACATGGATCACTAATGACATAGGCGACATAACAGCCGTTAACGTAACCGCACCGATTACTGGTGGCGGCACTTCGGGCGCTGTAACTATTGGCGTTAGCGCAGCTTCGACAGCTGCGGCTGGCGTCGTACAGCTAAGCGATTCCACATCGACCACATCGAGCGTTCTAGCCTCAACTCCAACAGCTACAAAATCAGCTTACGATCTAGCAGCTGCGGCGATTCCTAAGTCAACGGTTACAACAGCGGGCGACGTAATTTACGCAACTGGATCAGGCACAGTTACACGTTTAGGAATTGGTACGACTGGACAAGTGCTAACAGTTAACGGTGGCGGTACTGCTCCATCATGGGCAACGCCATCAAGCGGATCGACGAATCAATTTTATGCTGGCAAGAATAAAATAATTAACGGCGATTTTTTCGTTAATCAGCGAACATTTACAAGCACTACAACTTCGGGAACTTTCGGAGCCGATCGTTTTAAGTATTTCTATGCGGGCGGAACATCGACCTATTCGTTACAAGCATTTACTCCAGGCGCAGCTCCAGTCAGCGGCTACGAAGCTGTCCAATTTGCGCGAATAGTAACGACTGGTCAATCAGCCTCAACCGATTACACGTTTCTAACTCAAATCTTAGAGGACGTAAGAACTTACGCGGGACAAACGGTCACGATTTCGTTTTGGGCTAAAGCTGCCAGCGGAACACCTAAGATTTCGACCGAAGTAACTCAATACTTTGGAACAGGCGGAAGCCCATCGGCAACGGTTAACACCGACGCGGGACAGGTTACGCTTTCGACTTCATGGGCGCGTTATTCCGTTACCGTAGCAGTTCCATCAATCAGCGGAAAAACAATCGGAACGACTGCCAATACTTCATTTTTACAATTAGCATTTTGGGTTTCAGCTGGCTCAAGTTTTAATGCTCGTACTGGCTCAATGGGTATCCAATCAAATACGTTCGATATGTGGGGATTCCAGATGGAAGCGGGATCAACTGCGACAAGTTTCCAAACTGCTAGCGGCTCGCTAGCTGGCGAATTAGCGCTATGCCAGCGTTATTTCTATCGGGCAAGCAACGCAACAGGTTTCGAAGCGACATTACAAGGGTTCTACCAAACCGCTTCAGAGATGAACGTGTCAATAACTTTCCCGGTCACTATGAGAATTAAACCGACATTTGCCTCAACTGGATCGTTTTATAGTTACATTAACGGCGGCGCGGATTACGTTAACAGTATGACTTTAGCGGCTTCCTCACCTATGGCGGGAATGATAAAAAACACTACGGAATCAGCTGGTAGCGCTGGTGCTTCGTTTGCGTTTGGTTTAGTCGATTCTACATCATCACTTTCATTTAGTTCGGAGTTGTAAAATGCCAATAAAATACACAGTAGAAACTAACGTTTTTGGTAAGGAAATAATCAGTTACGAGCTAGACGGTAACTATGTTTCTTTCCAAGCTGATCCAGAAAATCCAGATTACCAAAAATATCTTGCGAGCCTAAATGAAGCTGACGA